CTACAGCACCACCACCAATGTCGTTAGAACTTGCTTCTGTAGGTGATACAATATTGAAACTATCAATACCAACATTCTCTACTTTAAATAGATTGGTATTGATTGTAGATCCTGCAACACCTCCAGTAGATCCCACACCTTTGAAGAATACGTAAGACTTACCACCTTCTTCAAAACCATGATCTCTATGATGAACACGTACATACTTGTTGTTACCTCTAAACTTCTTCAATGTAGCACTACTAAATGCTTCACTACTTGTAGAAATAGGATCTAAACTCATTGTTTCAAATCCAAGTTGCTCATTTGTTAATAGTACACTAGCAGTTCTAGAATTATCAAACTCTGCACGCATTAAAGTAAACTTAATATCTTCTCTGAGATCTTCTGTCCAACTCTCTACATTTTGAGATCTGAATACAGATCCAAGACCAGATATAGGAGTAACAGTTCCAGATCCAGAAGATGCACCAACTTCAGATGCCCAAACTTCATACTCAGTAGAATCAGTCTCTACAACAAATGCATATTCAGAATCGTTTTGTAGATATACTGGATATTCAAAATTAAATATAGTTCCTATACTTCCTTGTACATCTGTAGAAAGGTCTGTAGCAATACCCATAGTCACACCAGGACTATCCATATCAACAACACTTTGAATAGAAGCACCTGCATTTCCTGAACCAGTACCATTGATTACGATAGATGGAGCACTAGTATATCCAGAACCAGAAATTGATACTTCTGAGTTGTAAATTTTACCACCAGAAACACCTAGACTACCAGTAGCAGTTGTACCACCTGGTAATTGAGGACTCTCAATAACCATTGAAGCAGTATCATAATTTGTACCAGTTGCTAGAACTTTAAGATCAACCAACTTACCAGAATCCTTAGCAATGGTAAGAGAAACAGTAGTATTGTTTGTATTATTTGCTAAAGTCAAAGATGGTACAGTCAGTGTTTCACCAGCACTAAATGACTGACCATTATTATTAGAAAGAACTAATGTATAAACTTGATCTGCAGAAAGAGGAATCTTATCTGCTGATCCTGCTAGTACTTCTGTACCAGTCCTATCAAATACTTTATAAACAGGACCAGATGCACCAGAAATAGATCCAATAACAGTTTCTGCAATTTCAATAGATGCATCTTGAGAAATGAATACTTTTAGTTTAGTCTCAGGAGCAATAGTAGTTTCAGTACCAGGAATGATTGATTTGCCTGGTTTTCCACTAGCAGTATTTGTTAGATATGTTCTAACTGGAACTTTAAGATCTTTTTTATTAAAGAATAGTTTGATACCAGTTACAAAACATCCACCTTCCAAGTTCTCAACTTTAAATGTTTGTGTTAAAGGAGAAGGTTTTTTACTTGATCCAGTGTCTGTATCAACAATCTGTCTTCCCTCGTTTGTTTTAAGATTTGCAGGGAGAGTAGAAGTAACTGTAGATGTACTTGTAGGAAGGACTCCCGTTGGGTAATATTTGACTTCGGTAAATGTTTCGACATTCTCCTTAGGTGTATCAGTTGAACTAGATGTAAATCTAATGGTTTTTTCACCGACAGTGAACTGCAACTGTTCTGCATTTGTGTCGTATTGTGTATTGTAGATATAATTGTTCCAAGTGCTACCCTGAACTGGTGGGTAACCATTTGGAATTAAAATTAATCCACTAGCATTACCAGCATCATCTGTGGTAATAGCAGAACCAAATGTAGATAGAGAGTTACCAGCAACTCCACTATATCTAAGATCAGGGTTGGTCCATCTAGAAATATCTCTTCCCTCAAGGAAAGGATAGATTCTAGTATTAGGTTTCATTCGACGAATATTAAACCTAACTGCCTTAGACCTAGCAAACTGTTGTAGTGAACTAGCAATAGCAGTTTCACCAATTACTTTTGTTTGTATACCTTTACCAGTTTCATTGTTTTGAGGACTAATATTAGAAGAACTTCCTACGTTAGCAATTTGCACAGAAGAAGTGACCGCATCAGAGTTAATTTCTGATAGAGAATTAATATTAAAGAAGTTTTGATCAGATCCTACCCAGTTAACAGCATAAGAATTATAGATGCTAGAATACGCCTCTCTTACATTACTCTTTGCTAAGAAGATTGTATAGAGTTGTGTATTGTTATCTGTAATTAAAGGAGCATCAGTATTCTCATACCAAGAATCAACAGGTGCGTCTAGAGATGCATCGCCCACGTATTGAATAACAACAAATGGGTTTGGATTAATTTTCTTAGTTGCAAATGGGTTTTCAAGAAGAGTTAGTTCACTGTAAGGTAGAGTTATAACATCACCATTTCTAACATAACCTGCTACTACTCTTTCATCTTCTTTAGTATTAACTTCTGATAGATCAACACTATCTTCTCTTGCCTGTGATCTTAATACAGACTGTTTAGTATCAATAGCACATCTATAGTCAATAGAACTTACTTTACCAACTTTATGAGTTTCAAAATTATCTACAACAAAACCACTCTTAAATCTTTCAAATCCACTAGCATCTTTGATTTGCATATTCAATGCTTGTTGTTCTAAGACACTAAGAAGAGTATAGTATTCAAGTCTTTCTACACGTTTCTCTAGTTTGCCGATATCACGCATTGTGTAACGCTTGTTATCAACAGGGATAGTACGAACATCCTTACTAGTAGTTGTATATGCAGGGATATAAAGATATGCAAGTGCGATTGCATCATCTACCAATTCTGGTTTAGATGGATTAAGTGATGAGTTACCTTCTTTAACTAAGAACTCACCTTTTTTATTCAAGAATAGACCATCAATTCTATCTAAGTATTGACTCTGATAGAATGAAATTGTATATGGTAAGTTTGTATCTGCTGCTGGACATGCTGTTACAACACCACCCTCTCCAGTAAATTCATTAAATATATTTCTAGCAAAATTAGATTGATCTTGGAATCCAGTAATTGTTGCTGCAGTATCAACTTTAGGTCTGAAATCAATAACATCTCTTAGGTTTGTTACACCATAAACAGAAGAGTTAAATGTTGGAATCTCATCTGCAGTAACACCTGCTTCGTGAATATAAGAATCAACAACACAGAAGTCTCCAGAAGAATGATCAAAGTAATCAAATGATATTAGGAGTTGACCTGTAGGATTATTAAATCCAGGTTTTAGAACAATTCTAGAAACATCATAGAAAGTATCTCTTTGACCGTCATCAAATGTATATCTGTTAGTAACATCAGTACCACTAATCAATGTACCTGAACTATCAATCTGTGGAGGTGCAGTAGTAGAACCTTCGTAAATGTAGTTGAGTTTAATTACATCAGAATATGATACTGTATTAATTTCTGATGCATCTTGATCTTGTCCCCTAATAGGAATTACTTTATCACCAGAAGGAGTAATTACAACTTTTTTGTTTCTAATAATAGTTTTTAGTCTAGGACGTGCTTTAGTAACCTCTAAAGTTGCTGTTAGTTTTAGTTTCGGGAATGTAGATCCACCAGATAGTGAACCAAAGTAAGTAGACGATAAAGTAACTGTAACACTACCTGCAGTCAGACCAGTAGTTGTATCTGTAGATGCTGCTACAGAAACTGCGTCTGATGGAACATAAACAACATCACCAGTTTCAACAGCTGTTGCATTACCTTTATCTAATACAGTAAGAAGGAAATGTTCTTCACTGAAAGATACAAATTTCTGAGTACCAAATTCAAGTTGTGCTTTGAATGTAATTTGACCACCTGAAGTAGAAGAATCTAATACAAAATCTTTTCTAGCATAATATTTGAGAGCAGTATCATCAGTTCCTTTAACAAGAGATTTAATTTGCTTACTACCAGTTGGGAAAATAAGAGAAGACTTAGATACATTGTCTACCTTTGGTCTTACTCTGATAACAGTAGTAGACGCAACGTTTTCTGGAAGTAAAGAATCTAGATAAATTCTAGATTTTTTAACACCTTCAGGTTTAGTTGCTTGCTGTACAACTGCTTTTACTAGATTATTATTTGTATCAGAGAATTGTACAATATCACCTTGCACTAATGATTGAGATGCATCTCCTCCAAAACCTGTACACTCAACAAAAGAATTACCTTGAGAACCACTGAATGTAAAGTCAGTTACGTTAGTAGATGTAATATAAGAAGATTTGTTAAACTCAATATCAGAAGTAAATAGATTAGGTGCTTGTGCCCCTGCAGGAGCAACACCAAATCTAGAACTCATTGACTTAACGTTTTGTGGTGTATAAGTTAGTACAACATCTTGGAATAGAACTGCTCTAACTACAGCAGCGTTACTAGCAGAAAATGTAGTGGATGTAGTTGCAATAGTTACAGTAGGTGGTTGAGCATACTCAACTGAAACTCCACTTCTATCTTCAATAGAAAGTTTGTAGATACCATTACTAGGATCTAAATTTGCTTTGATAATTGCTGGGTCATATTTAACACCATCTAGAATCGCTGAGGTAAGACCACCATAGTTAATACCTCTAGAATCAACAACAAAGTGAGATACTGTATTTTCTTTAGCAATTCTTAGAGAGTTACCTGCTTCATCTACAATAGTTTCACCCTGTTGAAATGTACCAGAGAGAGACTTACAGAAAATTTTATTACCAGAAGTTAGATATCCATTAGGAGATCCTTCAATAACAGCATATGCTCCACTTCTAGATCCAGTGATATACTTACCAGTTTCAAATTGTCCTTGAGGAATTGTAGAATCAACAGTAATTCTTGTTAAGAATGTTGGATTAAAATACGACATTTTAAAAGTCGCATTATATGCTGGAGTAGATCCAACTCTACCTTTAGATAAAATTCT